CAGAATCAAAAGCAGTCACAACTCCGGGGCAAGCCACACGAATTTTATTACTCATCTTTTCCATTTTACGGTCGATGTTTTCAACAGAATCATCTAATCTCAAATTAATAGGTAACGGGGCTATCGGCATCTATTTTCTCCTGATCAGGGTGTTGTATCTTGTTGAGTAATAAATTGTGATGGGAGCAATCCGTCCATAGACTGATTTGCCCCAATCACATTTGAGTACCATTCATTTCCCCTTGTGTCTCCAACATGAGTCACTCCAATTACTCTATACATCCAGTCTTCATCTAATCTTGAAAACCCTTTTTGCCCCCATTGAAGCGCAGCTTGTCTAATAATTGTATTATCCAGCTTAACAAGCATAGGTGGTTTAAATACTCTGATGTTCGGATTCAATAGACATGTAAAAGTAACACCATCCTGTGTTTGTTGTGGGGTGCCAATTAGTCCACCCTTTCCCGGAGAAATAACTATGGCATTGTTTTCAGCACCTTCAGGAAGAGCATCCTGTAGTCTGCTTATAACAATGTCCTTGTCATTAACAGAGGGCAATGTTCCGCCTTGCTGTGCGTATTGCCGTATGTAATCCATTGGCGGACCAAAGAATACTTTTGACCGTGGTAATTGATTATTTGGCATACCTTCTGAAATATCACTATCCTTTAAATTAATTGGTGTGATTGACTTTCCGGCCATACCCAAAACCATATTTTTCTGATACTGTAAAGCTTCGCTTTGTGTTGCCACCCAATTATCCGTTATCCAATCCAAACAATCAACACATCGAAATGTGACCTTTGTTGTAACATTGTCTTCTCTTTCCCACATTGGTTGGAATATTGGTGAATCATAAATCAACCCGTAATTGCCATTGACATAACCTGCTTCCACACGCACACGCATCCCATTTTTGATTAAGAGATTTTGTGTTTCCAAATTCAAATTATACACTTCAATGGTTGATAAATTAACGGCAGTATATCCATATTTCTGTATGTTGAACTTCACTCTTAAAGACTTATCTTCATTAGAGCTGTCAGATAAAATATGAGCCGTAAACCTGTTATCATCATCATTGGTTGCAGAAACATCTTCTGATAATGGGACTAATACACTTACTTTCCATCTTCGCCCATACAACGTATCAGTATATTTTGGAGTCTTCAATAATTCTGTATCGTTCATTGATTATCCCCCAATGCCAATTTAAACTCTGTCCCAAGGTTTGTTTCGTTAGGATAATCTGTTGGCGGTATTGTTTTTGTCGATATTAAAAATAATTCCCCTATCTTTAAATAACCGAATGCTCTTAAAATATTTAAACTGTTTGTATATTGTTTTCCTGCAACCAGTGGAAGGGAATCCAATACACACAATCCTGTAACCACATCCGTTATTGTTATTACCCAGTATCCAGCGGTCATGTTCCATCTAACATTGAATTTGAGGGAGGAATTCTCTCCATTTATCTGAAGAGTTATTTGAAACACTTGATTATGATTGCTAGTTACCGGAATTATTTGAAACATAAAATTTTCCTCTTCTTAATAAGACCTTGTTGCCCCACTTCCAATACTCCCCGTTCTGGCAGTAGCACCTGTAAAGATACCATCAGGGTCTGTATCAGGATACGCTTTTTCATATAAAACACTTCCTTCTTCTTTTACAGGGGCATTTGTTTTCACTTCATCTTTTGCAGCAGCATAATTTTTATCTGACTTAACAGTTTCCGTTGAAACTTTTGCCATTATTATTTGTCGCAACATTACCGTACAACGCATACTAGATGCGGACTTATAATCATTCGTTACTGACATTGATTCAATCAACATATCTTCATAAAAATGCAATCTTGTATTAACAGATAAGGGTTGTCTTTTCTCCTTTAACTTTCTCAATTGCTGGTATGCAGAAATAGACTTTGTTGACATTTCAGAAAATTGATTCATGACAACACAATCCATGCTATCAGAAACCAATATCTCAATTGTTAATTTATCCGGAAGATTATAAGCATGATCACTGATATTCGCTCCACCTTGAACTGGATGTTCAGTAATTCTGACAGAACCTGTATGCCCCTCTCTTATAAAGGCATCAAAGAAATACCCATACTCAATTTGCTCCGTTTCTTTCGTTTGCATTTCAGAAATGTTAGGCATCATTTTCATAAACACTGCACTTTTTGCTTCTGATGCAAAATGACTTCCCCATCCAACTGGGTGGTAAGAATCACCAATAAATTTTGAAACCAAAGCAGAAGGGGACAGATTGGTGATAGCAACATTCCATGTATTTTTGGCCACTAAAAAGGCTGGCTTAAATGATTCTAACATTTGATTCCCCTATCCTTGTCTTCTCTTTATTCCTTTTTCCTGTTCTCTTGCAACCAGCATTTTTTTATTTTCTATTGCTGCCAACCTTGCCAATTCAGCCGGATCATTTGTTTGTGCATTAATAACAGAGGTCACATTGTAAACAGGCGCAGTGGCAGCAGCACCTTCTGTACTAATTGGCATTGCCCCCGGAGGAGGTGAATTTTGTAACGATGCAAATTCAGGACCAGATTGTTTTGTTTTAGCAAAAGTTGGAGGCCGTACAGGTTCCCTTTTCAAGGATTGAAATATTGGAGCCAAATCTGCGGTTGTTGTTGGTGCCCGTTGTCCCCTATATGACCCACCAGAAGCACCATATTTAGTAACTGAAGCCCACTGACCAGATACTATATTATGATACTCTGCTGCACTCATCCTACCTGTTTTAAATTTCTTGGTAGCATCCTTAATTAAAGCTAGTGCCAAACGATCTTGCATTTCTGGGGAAAATACTTCATTTTCAGAAATGCCTTCCTGTTTCAAAAGACCTTGTTGTCCCTTTTTACCAAACAGAGTATCTCTTACAAATTGATATTTCCCAGCAGCACTTGAGGAGTCTTTCCCCAGACCCAAACTACGCTGCTTTGCAAGCATTTTATTTTGATGTTCTTTTAATTCTCTAAAAGTCATTTCAGAAACTGGTTTTTCTTCTTTGGCATATCTTCCATAACCTAAAGTAACATCATACCCCGTAGCATATCCGTGCTTTCTCGCTTCCTCTTCAGAAGTACCTTCCCCTTTTGATATTTGAGTCAAAAACTTCTTTTCGGATTGTGTAAGACCTGAATGGGCTGGAGCAGATACCGCAGAACTGGAAGTGTCCCTGCCACGTTTTGCTGTTTCCCCTTTAGCCTCCACAGGCGTTTCGTCCTTTCCAATTACTTCTGGAGCAACTCTTCCATGTTTTACCGCTTCTTTATAAGCCGTATCTATTTCCTTTTGAGAAGGGGTTCTTCCTTTTTCAACTACCTGTATCGTTTTAATATATTGCTTTTCCCACTTTACTTTCTCTTTTCCTTCTCTCAAAGCGGGTGCGTTTTCTCTTTCCGCTGCTTCAGTCAATTTTTCTTTGGCATCAAATAATCCTTCCTTAATTTCTTTAAGTCTTGCCTTACTGAACATCTTTGTGTGCTGGAACCACGACATGCCACTTGGATGTGCTTTACCCGAAAAGAAATGATACATATGATCTAATGCAATTACAATATTACCCAAATAAAAATGGACTGATGCAACCACAGCACGTAAAGTTGCCCAAAGTGCAATCAATTGAGGAAGAGATTTCTTCCCTTCTTTAAAGTGCATATAGTCATCTATGAGCAACAGGGCTGCGCCAATTGCGGCCAACCCAAGCAACCAAGGAGAACCAATCAAGAAAAGAGGAATGAGAGTGACTGCTAAAACAGCACCCATTTTTTGGATACCATCTAGTTTGTCCCAAAGTTCTTTTAATTTGTCTATTCCGGGTTGAATAAACTCCCACAATTGCATAATTGCTTTACCTGCACTTTTTGTAACTTTAATAAAAGGTTGTAGCCATTCTGCAAGTTTCCTTCCGTATTCTGGAACCTTTTTTATAAAATCATCGACCCATGAACTCAATTGGGTTCTAAAATCAAACATCTCCCCTTTATTGATTCGCACCAAATTATACGCCATATGTTCTAGGGCTTGTGTTGATGCCAACTTTAATCTGTCAAATTGGAAGCCAATATCTCTAACACCCTTGAACATCTCTGCCGATTCTTTTGGAAGCTTCAGTTGATTGACTTGTTGAACCAAGTCAACATATCTGTCCTTTAACTCTTTATTCCATGCAATATCTTCTAGGGATTTACCTAATGTGTCAGTTGCCTGTTTAAACGCTTTGGCTGCATCAGTGGACATAAACATCCGCTGACCAAGTAATTGGTATTGCATATCGGCGTCTGCAATTGCCTTTACTGTTTTGACAATTGCAGCGTCAATCATGGCTAAAGCACCGACAGCAAGTCCGGCACCTTTTACCATTTGCAATCCCATAGAGGAGGCATTCTTTCCCATTGCCTTCTCAAGATCGCCCAACAACTGCTTCATTTTATCAAAGGCAGCGGTGTCAACCTGCACACCTAATTTTATAAGATAGCTTTTAAAAACTTCGGCATCCATTAAATTATCCCTAAACTTTTATTTGCTTCCTGCCATTCCCTATGGCGTCTTTCATTCTCTGCCTTTACATCTGCGATTTCATGCCAATCTAATAAATCTTTGAATGTATATGTACCATCCCACACTTCATGTTGTTTCCAATCTCCAGCAAATACAGGCGCATACGCAAACGGATCTATTCCTTCGCATTGAACAAGTTCGTACCCGAGAACGTTTTGGTTAGGTCGTTCAATGCGCCTTCTTGAAAAAAATCGGAAATGTTAAAAATCAATGTATGAATTGTTAAAGCTAGAATTGTGGTCACATCATCTTCCACATTACCAACCCCCCATCTTCCATCAGAAAGCATAACTGGGATAGGGGCAACGGATTCTCCTACTTGTTGCAATTCAGAACAGATTTTCAAGCAGTCTGCTTGAACATCAAAGAATGTTTTCTTATCCATCAATGATCTTCCTTTACCTAATGCCCCAAGACCAACTTGCTCATCTAATCCCATCGGTAACATCTGCATTAAGACAAGCATCGTGATATAACTGCCTGTCATTGCATCAAACCGGCCAACTCTCCACCTGCGTCCACTCAATTCTACATCCTTAAATGCTTCTCTCTTTTTAACTACCATGATCCTTTTCTCCTTTTTCTTTTATTTTATGAAACATTGGAATCAATAAACGCTGCCCACAATGTCCATGTGACCTGTGCTCCTGTTGCAGCATAGGCTTTATCAGGATGTTTCCCAAAAGAAATTCCAGTGATAATATGAGAAGTACCATCGGACGTATTTCTCAACGTTGCAGACATTTGCGCCCATTCAGATGTTGGTAAATCAAACAACTTGTTTAAGGACTTCAACAACCATTTGTGCAAAGCACTTGTCTGCTGGCAGGCGATAGTGAGTGTTCCTTGTTTACCTGCCAGTTTACTTACCATTACAACACCATCTGCCGCTAAATCATGTGCTGATTTATCCGTGGCATAAGCGACCGTTACACTTCCTACTCCCTGCCCAGTAAATATGTAATTACCCAACTGAGCATGGGACAAAGCACCAGTCAAATCTAAAAAACTGTATGTAGTATGTTCCATTTTCTTCCTCCTCGTTTTTATTTTCTATTATTAACTGCCCAATATTCTTCTTGCAATTGATGATAATTGTCCTGCTCCAGTCGGATGAGGCGGAAATACCAGCATAGCAGCATACGGCAAACTCCAAATAACATGTTCGCCTACCCCCGCATAATTAGTTTCAGGGATATTTGAAAACGATACCCCTCGAATATTATACTGAGTGCCATGCTGGACATCCCTGATCAATACCACCATTCTCCCCCAGTCATTATCGTCTCCTAAAGGACTTGAAATGATAGAGTATAGCCACAACAGCCAACTATTTACGGTACTCACCTGTTGACACTGGATGATTATTTTTCCACCAATAGGAGGCACTTTTGTGATTATTACTGTACCATCTGTTGCATAATCATGTTCAGTTCTTTCCCCTGTCGGTTGAATTGTCAATCGCCCAACACCATTTCCCGTAAAGATAAATGGACCGATCTTTGGATGAAACATCGAACCAGAAATATCCAAAAAACTGTATGTTGTATGATCAGATAAACCAAACATATCGTAACCCCTTATCTGTTCAAATACACCCCGATTAAAACTGAATGCACTGCACCTGCTTCTTTAATCGCCACATAAAGCGGAACAGATTCTCTGGCTTCCCTGTCTGCCTGTGATTGATCTGCCAGTGATTCTGCCTGAACCAGATAACCGTTTGGCAACACATCATCATAGGACAGATTTAAAACGTTCACGCCCTTCCAAACTCCGGGACCAAGGAATCCGATTCGCACTGCTTCCTCACATGCTTCATTACAGCACTGAATCAACTGGGTGACACCTGCATCAGTCTGCGGGACTTTCGGATTCTGATAGAGCAAATCCATAATGGTCAACTGGAGATTATTCACTAGCATATCCAGATTGATCTTCTCATCAAAGAAACTTCCGTTGCTCATCTTGCCTTGTTCAAAGATGGTGTAGTAATTACCATAAGACAGGTAACAGTTCCCGTAATTGCCTTCAATGATGCTGATCTGGGAAGGGGTCAGTTGTTCAATGGAGATGCCGATTTCCTGCTTGAACTTCAGCGTGAATGTGGAATTTGCTAGACCGGAATTCTGTCCCATCGCATAGCCCATGATCGCACACATGGCATAAATGTTATTGGGATAAACTCCGCTTTGTGTCGTTGCATACTGGCCAATGGTTCGGGAGTAATTCAGCGACTTCAAATAAGTGAAGATATCCGGAGGAGATGCCGTGCCTGTCAAACAATCCGCATCCCCCGTTGTAAATCCATACAGGCTTGCAGGAGTTGCCGATTCAATATAAGCGGCACATGCAATATTATCTGCATAGACTGCATTGAGAGCAACTGCCATATACCATTCAAAGTTCGCTGCACGACAAGCCTGCAATGCTTCCACAACTGACTCAACTCCAAGCTCCTGACGACCAATCCAAAGGATTTCAGGAGAAGGCGATTGTGAGAAATATAATGATGCCGCAATGTATTCAGGATCAGTCAATGCAAAATCTGTAA